TTCGTGACTGGTTTGAAAAAGAAAACTGGATAAATGTAGCAACTGGTCAACCATGTGGCGCTTCAAGTAGAAAACGTAAAAACAAAAAGTAATGGCTGTAGATAAAAAAAGCTTAAGTTGTAATAAGCCTCGTAAAACACCTACTCATAGGACTAAGTCTCACATAGTGAAAGCTTGCGCCAACGGTAAAGAAAAAATTATTAGGTTTGGCCAGCAAGGTGTTTCTACTGCTGGTAAAAAAACAGACACTAAGTCAAAAGCAAGAAGAAAATCTTTTAAAGCTAGGCATGCTAAAAATATAGCTAAAGGTAAAATGTCAGCTGCATACTGGGCTAACAAAGTTAAATGGTAATATGTGGAAATTAACTAAACAATACTTGAAAGACGTCTGGGCACTTCTTTGGGGTAAAACAGAAATAGATGAAAAAATAATTGCAAATATTAAAGATATAAAAAATAGATATAAATTAACAATGCAAGAATTGGAAGACGTAGCTAAAGCTATAAAAGGTGAAAATATAAAACGTAAAAAATAATATAAAATGGAATCAAATCAATCACAGGGTTTAGGAGACTCAATAGAAAAATTTACAACAGCTACTGGTATAAAAAAACTAGCAGATAAAATACCTGGAGGCTGCGGCTGTCAAGCTAGAAAAGAAAAATTAAACCAAATGTTTCCTTATAAAAAATAAATAATATGGGCATTATTGATAAAATAAAAGCTAAAAAAGCTTATAAAAAAAGATTAGCAGCTGCTGGCCCTTTAAACAAGCCTAAAGATCCTTTTTACATAAGTAAAGACGGTAAAGAGCTTTCTAAAAAAGAGTATTACAACATGGTTGGAACTAATAAGTATACTGAAACTGCTAAAGATAAGTATATTTATGAAAACTCTACTCAATCAATGAATAAGAAAAAAAGAAAAATTAAAATAAAAAGATAATGCCAAGTAGAAGCCAAAAAAAAAGAGCTAAAGCAATTAATAAAAGATTAGGTAGAGATAAAACTATTAAAAACACCAATAAAAATAGAGGCAAAGGAACTACTAAAACTAATCTAGGGCAAGGTGTTAGTAAGTGCTGGAATGGTGTTTGTGAAAAAGTAGATGATATAGTAAGCAGAGATTCAGGTAAAAAAAGAAAAACTAAAATATCATCATCAAGAAAAGAAACCACTATAGATAAAGATCCTTCTGGAAAAAGAGATGGTATAAATTTTCCTAATTTTAGCTTAAACAAATTAAATATAGGTGTTGGAGCTTTGAAAGGTATAGGTGGCAGTTTGAAAGGTAGAAAAGGTAGAAGAATAGACAACTTCTTAAATACAGATTCTGAATATAATTATTATGAAGATGAATCAGGTAATACTATGACGTAATGGAAAAGAAAACATTTAAAGAAACTAAAGTAGGTGCTTTTTTAGCTAGTAAAGCCCCTAAAGTGTTACAAGCGCTAGGAGATGTGCTACCTAACCAAGGTACGCTTGGTGTGGTAAAAAATCTTATATCAAGTGATACTAAAATTAAAGCTGTAGATAAGGAACAAGCCATGAAGCTTATAGAACAAGACATAGCTGAAATGGAAGAAGTGTCTAACAGATGGAATAGTGATATGAAGTCTGACTCGTGGTTAAGTAAAAATACTAGACCATTAGCTTTAGTATTTTTGACTGGATCAGCTGTATTAATGATGGCTGTAGATTCATTTCACTTACAATTTCAAGTTGACGAAGCTTGGATAAACTTATTAAAAACATTACTGGTAACAGTTTATGTAGCTTACTTCGGAAGTCGTGGTGCTGAAAAAATAACAAAAATAAATAAATAAAATGCCAAACGTATATAACACAAAAAACATTAGAGGACTAGAAGGTAATGAAAATGCAGAGCCGAGAATACTTGCTCATGACGCTCTTGACTTAGGCGCAAATGGGCTTTTTGCACAAAGAATTCCTAACACAGAAACAATAGGGTGCACACTGTATGTAGGTGGTACTTTCGATACAATAAAGGTGATTCTTGAAGGTTCTAAAGAGCCAATATCTTTTAGAGGTATAACAGCAGGTTCTTTTTTACCTATATTGATTATATCTGTAGAAGGTGTGTTTAATGAAAACGGAGAGCTAATTGAAGATTTTAGAGAAGGCGAAATAGTAGCTTTATATTAAAATATGAAGATTGGAATTGGGATACCAATACCCTATTTATCTAATTTACCTGGGTCGTCAAGACCTGGAGGAGGCGGAGGAATACCTCCTGGCCCACCTAGTTTACCTAAAATAGACAACTTATATTCGTTTGAGTTTGATGGAGCAGGTGCTTATTTTGATGCTGGAGACGTAACTGAGCTAAACAACCAAAGCGCTTTTTCTACATCAGCTTGGATTAATTATTCATCATTACCAAATCAACCAATTTATTTATCAGGTGGTATTAGTTTAAGCAATAGATTTTATATTCAATTAAGAAGTTCTACTCAATTAAGAATGAACGTTGATGGAGGCGGTGGTTATGGAGATGTAACAATATCAAGTATTAGTTCTGGCGTATGGTATAATATTGTTACAGTTGTCAATGGAACTTCTTTAGATGTTTATTTAAATGGTGTTAAACAAGGTGGAACAGTTACTATAGTAGGTCAACAAACTAATATAGGTGATAACCTTGTTGTAGGAAAATATTATGACGCTAACTATCCTGGTTATGATTGGATTGGTTATTTAGACGAAATAGCGCTTTGGAATATAGCTTTAACACAAGAACAAGTTGAAAGTATTTATAATGCTACAACTACAGGTAAAACAGCAGATCTAAGCTCTTTATCACCTGTGGCTTGGTATAGAATGGGAGACTAATTATGGCAACAAATTATATAGCACCAACCTGGAGAATGCCAGAAAACACCAACAAAGATAAACTTAGTAATTATAGTTTAGCCCTTGATGGACAAACAGAATATGTAAATTTTACAGAGACTGAGTTTTTAAATAACGGACAAGCTTCTTTTTCATTTTGGATAAAACCTAGAACTTACTCTGGTACTAATTATGGGTACTTTCTTTCAGGTGCTACAAGTACACAAGGAGGAATAGCATACAGCGAAGGAAGTAGCGCTGGCAGTTATTATCCTGGGGTATTATATTGGTATAGTGGAAGTGTTTCTACAGTTTTAGATGTTGTAGTCACTGAAAACGTATGGAATCATATTGTAGTAGTATTTGACGGTACTTCACTAAAAACCTATAAAGATGGAAGTTTAGGAACTACTAAAACAATAACAGCCGCTACAACACTATCGTTTAAAACAATAGGAAGATATAATAATACTACAACACACTACATAAATGGATCGATTTCTGAATTTTCAGTATTTGATTATGCAGTTTCACAAGAGCAAGTAACTTATTTATATAATTTAAATAACCCAATGGCTATTACAGGTACAAAACCTGTTGCGTATTGGTCTTTTGGTGATAATTCTAATCCAATAAGACTACAAGGTTACCCTAATCTTGCTGTTGGAGGTAGTGGTACAACTCCATACAGCAACTATAGTATTAAATTCAATGGAAGTAATCAATATTTTGGAGATGGAACTACTAGTGGCATTTTTAATGGAGCTACTAGTCTTAGTATTTCTCAATGGATGACTATTGACCCAGGTGAAACTACGTATATAGGAGCAGCAAATTGGCAAGGCCCTGGAAAATACCAATATTTAACTAGATACCGATCACAGAGTGGAGGATTTGATTTTTATGTTAGAGTAAGTGGAGCTTCTCGCTACGGAAGATTTACCACGTCAATTACAGGTGGCGCTTGGTACCATGTAGTGGGAACGTGGGATGGTTCAAATGTTAGAATATATTTAAATGGAGTTCCTGGAACACCTATGTCTACTACAGGTACATTAGACGCATCGACAGGTGAAAATCTTTTAGGCCTATATCAAAGTACCCGTGCAGATGGGTTAATGTCAAATGTTGCTTATTGGTATAATAAAGCATTAACGCAGCAAGAAGTATTAGAAATTTACAATGCAGAAGTTACAACTGACTTAAATAATTTTTCTGGAGGAGCTCCTACTCGTTGGTATCCAATGGATGGAAAAAGTACTTACTTTAATGGATCTACTTTAACAGCGAGAGATGTTATAAATAATGTAGATATGTTAGGATATAATACTGTTCAAACTTCTATTGAAGGAAATGCGCCTGGAAGTAGTGCTAATGGAACTGGTAATAATTTAGACATAAGTAATTTAAAAGGCGATATGAGTAATAGTATTAAGAATTCATATAGCATTAACATGGCTGATTATGGAGATCCAAACGGCCAAGGACTAACTCCAGCTAATTCAGGTAGAACAACAGACGTGCCTGGTAACTAATTTTTTAAAAAAAAAAGTAAAATGACAACATATATAGTAATAGATATAGATACGCAGACTAAGTTAATTGACTTTAGTCAGATAAACACAACTAGCGCTCAAACTATGAGAAGAAATCTAGCAAACACAGAGGCTATGCTATCTTATCAAGTTACTCCTAGTTTTATCACAAACGGTACAGTTGTACCTATAGCTACTTTAAATCATGATGAAGCTATTGCTTTATTAAACACTGCAGCTTGGAGTGATCCTAACGTAGGTCCTTAAATTAATTAAAATGGCAATTAATTCAATAAAAATCACTACTTCTAATTTTATAAATACTAATTCTAGATCAATTCCACCAGGTCCAAGACCTGTAAATAATAAAATAATTCAAGAATCAGGAGCAATGCCAGTCTATATGCTATTAGAAAATAGCTTTGAATTTATAATACAAGAATAATGGCTAATAAAAAAATATCACAATTTAAATCTGAAACTGACATAACTAGAATAGAAGGTTTAGCTGGTTATAGCAGTACTGACAACGTTAAGATTAGTGGTTCAGAACTAATAACCTCTTTGATAGCTAATGGACTTGGTGGTATACCAGGACCTCCAGGAGAACAAGGAGAACAAGGGATTCAAGGTGTTCCAGGGATTCAAGGTGTTCCAGGAGAACAAGGTATACAAGGGCAAAGAGGCGAACAAGGTGAACAGGGTATACAAGGGCAAAGAGGCGAACAAGGTAATCAAGGAGAACCAGGAAGAGATGGAACCAATGGAGCTCAAGGAGCTCAAGGACCACAAGGTGAACCTGGTGTAAATGGCGCTAATGGAGCCCCAGGCTTACAAGGTGAACAAGGAGAACAAGGCGAGCCAGGAGTACAAGGACCTCCAGGTATAGATGGTACTAACGGAACAAATGGCGCTAATGGAGCTCCAGGAGAGCCCGGACCCGCAGGTAGAGACGGTGCTAATGGAGCTCAAGGTATTCAAGGTGAACAGGGTGAGCAAGGTGAGCGAGGTCCAGAAGGAGCACAGGGTGAACCAGGAGCAAATGGAGCACCTGGTAGGGACGGTGCTGACGGAGCACAAGGCGCACAAGGAGAACAGGGTGAGCCTGGACAAACAGGACCACAAGGTCCAGCGGGTACTAACGGGACAAATGGGAGAGATGGAGCTCAAGGAATACAAGGTGAGCCTGGAGCAAATGGTACTAATGGTAGCGATGGAGCGCCTGGTAGAGATGGTGCACAAGGTGCGCAAGGTCCACAAGGCGAGCAAGGTGCGCAGGGTGAGCAAGGCACAACGGGTAGTCAAGGACCACAGGGACCACAGGGACCACAAGGTTTACAAGGCGACCCAGCTAAAACAGTTGACGTTATTGTTGATTTTGCTATTAATGAAGGTCCAATTACAAATATAAATTTAAACTCAAGAAGTGGTTGTGTAACTTTCACAACGGCATCTGGCTTTCAATTTGCGTTGGCTCCAGGAGAATGTAGACCTGAACCAAATCCAGATGATGAAGGTAGATAGGGTTAATAAGTTAATTATTAAGTGATAGTATAAGTAAGAACAATTAAATTTAATAAAATGAAAATAAAAAAAGAACACTTGAAAACAATTCAAGAGCAACAGAATAAGCTTAATGAATTGGTTCAAAATATAGGACTTTTAGAAAGTCAAAAACATGGATTACTTCATGAAATAGCTGGAGCTAATAAAGAAATAGAAGATTACAAAGAAGTGTTAGAGGCTGAATACGGTGCTATTAATATTAGCCTTGAGGATGGTACTTATACTAATATAGATGCTGATGTCAAAAGTAATAAGAAAGATTAGTATAGGCTCTGACTATAAAAACGATGCAATGCATTATTCTATAGGCCAAGAAGTATATGGAGGACACATTATAAGAACTATAATATTTGATCAAGAAGACCATTCATATAATATTTTTATAGCAAAAAATGATGAAGTATTACCTTGGAAAAAGTTCAATGGTAATATGGCTGTTTCTGTAGAATATGATTTAAAGTACTGATGAATAGCATTTACGACTATATACTTGAACCTGTTGGCGAGAGATATGAAAATGTTAAAAAAATAGAAAATAAAGAATTAATTTTAAATACTAAAATAGAGACTTTTAAATCTGTTAATAAAAAAGCAAAGGTAATTAGTGTTCCAAAAGCTTATGACCTAGACATAAAACCTGGTGATACAGTATATGTTCATCATAATATTTTTAGAAGGTTTTATGATATGAAAGGAAGAGAAAAAAACAGTAGAAGCTATTTTAATAACAATATGTATTTTTGTAGTGCTGATCAAATATATCTTTATGAAAGAAACGGTGTTATAAAAGCTTTTTTAGATAGATGTTTTGTAAAGCCTATAGTCTCTAAAGAGTTAGGAGAAAAAACAATACCTAACAAAGGTATTTTAAAATACGGAAACAAGTTATTAGAAAAATTAAATATCACAAAAGAAGACGTAGTTGGTTTTCCAAATGCTAGAGAGTGGGAGTTTGTTGTTGATGGAGAATTATTATATTGTATGAAATCAAAAGACATATTAATTAAATATGGATATAAAGAAAACCAAAAAGAGTATAATCCAAGCTGGGCAAAAAGCAGTTGAGGAACTTATTAAGGTAGCAAAAGAAAAGATTGTTGACTCAGACGACGATGTAAGCGCTGATAGATTAAAGAATGCTGCCGCAACAAAGAAACTAGCTATATTCGATGCTTTTGAAATACTTAATCGTATACAAATAGAGGAAGATATGTTAAATGAAAAACCTAAGGAAGTTAAAGAGCAAAAAACTTTTAAAGGTTTTGCAGAAGGGAGAAGTAAGTGAGTTACAATCAAACCCTCTGGAAAGAAATTAAAGAAGTTGTAAATCCTAAGATACTAGCTAAAAACAATAGATTTAAAAAATGGGAGTATGGTTATAACTCTGATTATGATTTTATAGTAATAAGTAAAACTGGAAAAATTGGACAAATCATTGAAATACAGAATCTCAGGATTGCTTTACCAGCAGCAGATGAACCGTTTAAACGAAGTAAAGAAAAAGCGGATCAATACTGGGAAAGACAAGAGTACCCAAAAGAATTAAAAAGAATAAAAAGTAGATTTGACTGGGAGGAATATCCAGCTGAATTTAAAGAAAAGTGGTATGATTACATTGATGAAGAATTTAAAAGAAGAGAACAAGGTTACTTTTTCTATAATAACGGTACTCCTACTTATATTACTGGTACTCATTACATGTACCTACAATGGTCAAAAATCGACGTTGGAGCACCAGATTTTAGAGAAGCAAATAGATTATTCTTTATATTTTGGGAAGCATGTAAAGCAGATACGAGATGTTACGGGATGTGCTATCTTAAAAACCGACGATCTGGATTTTCATTTATGTCCTCGGCCGAACTTGTTAACCAAGCAACAATATCTAGTGATGCCAGATTTGGTATACTCTCTAAATCTGGATCAGATGCTAAAAAAATGTTTACAGATAAAGTCGTACCAATATCCGTTAACTATCCGTTTTTCTTCAAACCGATCCAGGACGGTATGGATCGTCCTAAAACAGAACTTGCATACAGAGTTCCAGCTTCGAAGCTTACTAGAAGGAAGCTTGAAAGCAATGAACAATTAAGAGAATTAGACGGGCTTGATACTACTATTGACTGGAAAAACACAGGTGATAACTCTTATGATGGTGAAAAGCTAAAACTACTAGCTCATGATGAAAGTGGTAAATGGGAGAGACCTGATAATATATTAAACAACTGGAGAGTTACAAAAACTACATTAAGACTAGGATCTAGAATCGTAGGTAAATGTATGATGGGCTCAACTTCAAATGCTTTAGACAAAGGTGGAGAAAATTTTAAAAGATTATACAACAATTCAGACGTTACTAAAAGAAATAGAAACGGACAAACATCTTCTGGACTCTATAGCTTGTTCGTTCCTATGGAATGGAACTATGAAGGGTTCATCGATACTTATGGATTACCTGTCTTCATTAGAGGTAAAAATACAGTCAAAGGAATTGATGGTTTTGAAATTACAACAGGAGTTATCGAACACTGGGAAAATGAAGTTGAAGGATTAAAGTCTGATCAAGATAGTTTAAACGAATATTATAGACAATTTCCAAGAACTGAAAAACACGCTTTTAGAGATGAAACTAAACAAAGCCTTTTTAATCTAACTAAAATATACGAACAAGTAGATTACAATGAAGACTTTAACAACAGAGCAAATGTAACTAAAGGAAATTTTCAATGGATTAATGGCATTAAAGATACACAAGTTATTTTTGTTCCAAATAAAGATGGTAGATTTAAAATTAGTTGGGTTCCACCTAAAGAACTTCAAAATCAAGTGATTATAAAAAATGGAACAAAGTATCCTGGTAATGATCACTTAGGAGCTTTTGGATGTGATAGTTATGATATATCAGGAACTGTTGATGGTAGAGGTTCTAAAGGAGCTTTACATGGGCTTACAAAGTTTTCTATGGAAGATGCACCGCCTAATCACTTTTTCTTAGAATATATATCAAGACCGCAAACAGCTGAAATATTTTTTGAAGATGTTTTAATGGCTTGTGTATTTTATGGCATGCCAATATTGGCTGAAAATAATAAGCCTAGATTATTATACTATTTTAAACGTAGAGGTTATAGAGGTTTTTCAATGAATCGCCCTGATAAAACTTGGAACAAACTATCAACAACAGAAAAAGAAATAGGTGGCATACCTAATTCAAGCGAAGACATTAAACAAGCACATGCTGCTGCTATTGAAGCTTACATTGATACTTATGTGGGTTTAAAAGAAAACGGATATGGAGATATGTATCATCAAGACACATTAGAGGATTGGGGAAAATTTAATATAAATAATAGAACAAAGCATGATGCTTCTATTAGTTCTGGACTTGCTATTATGGCTTGTAATAGAAATAAATATAAACCAATAGCAGACAGAACGTTAAAAAAAGTAAATTTAGGAATAAAAAAGTATAACAACGATGGATTTCTTTCAAAAATTAATAAATAAATGATATACACTAATACTAGAAGCTCTTTTCCAGATCAAGTAATTCCACAAGAAGAGAAAATGACTGCAGAATATGGTCTGCAAGTAGCAAGAGCTATAGAAGGTGAATGGTTTAGCCAAGGAGTTGGCGGCAATAGATATTCTTTTAATTATACTATTTTTCACCAACGAAGACTTTATGCTAGAGGAGAACAGTCTGTTCAAAAATACAAGGATGAATTATCTATTAATGGTGATTTGTCTTACTTAAACTTGGACTGGAAACCAGTGCCTGTTATACCTAAATTTGTAGACATTGTTGTAAATGGTATGTCAGACAAAATGTATGATATAAAAGCTTTTTCTCAAGATCCAGCTTCGCAAAAGAAAAGAACTGAATACGCTAATAAAATATATAGAGATATTCAAGCTAGAGAGTTTATTCAGACTATGCAGCAGGAATTAGGCATAGATCTTAAAGAAGCTCCAGCTGGCGCTCCTGAGACTGAAGAAGAATTAGAAATACACATGCAGTTAGACTATAAACAGTCTATTGAAATTGCAGAAGAAGAGTTAATAGAAAATACTTTAGCTAAAAACAAATATGATTTAACTAGAGCTAGATTTAATAGAGACTTAGTTGTTTTAGGTATTGGAGCTGTTAAAACTTCTTGGAATAAATCAGAAGGTATTATTGTTGACTATGTTGATCCAGCTAATTTAGTTTGGTCTTATACAGAAGATCCTAATTTTGAAGACATATATTACGTTGGCGAGGTTAAAAACATTAGTTTACCAGAACTTAAAAAAGAGTTTCCTGAATTAACTAACAAGCAATTAGAGCAAATACAAAAATTTCCAGGTAATACTAACTACACTAGAAACTGGACAGGTAAAGATAACAATAACACTGTACAAGTATTATATTTTGAATATAAAACTTATATGGATCAAGTGTATAAAATAAAATACACTGAAAACGGTTTAGAAAAAGCTTTAGAAAAACCTGACTTTTTTAATCCACCACCAAGCGATAACTTTGACAAAGTATCTAGGTCAATAGAAGTGTTGTATTCTGGAGCTAAGATATTAGGCCATGACATAATGTTAGATTGGAAAATAGCAGAGAATATGACTAGACCTTATTCAAACACTGTTAAAGTTAATATGAATTACCAACTAGTTGCACCTCACATGTATAAAGGTCGTATAGAGTCAACTGTAGAGCGTATGATAGGTTTTGCTGATATGATTCAATTAACTTCCTTAAAACTGCAGCAAGTTCTTTCTAGAGTGGTTCCTGACGGTGTGTTTATGGATGTAGATGGATTAGCAGAAGTAGATCTAGGTAATGGAACTAATTACAACCCAGCTGAGGCATTAAATATGTATTTTCAAACAGGTTCTATAGTTGGTAGATCTATGACTCAAGATGGTGACATTAATCAAGGTAAAGTTCCAATACAAGAGTTAAATACTTCTTCAGGTGGTCAAAAAATAAACTCTCTTATATCAACGTATGAGTATTATTTAAAAATGATTAGAGATGTAACAGGACTTAATGAAGCTAGAGATGGTACTATGCCAGATAAGCAATCATTAGTTGGTTTACAAAAACTTGCTGCAGCTAATTCAAATGTAGCAACTAGACATATATTAAATGCTAGTTTGTTTTTAACATTAAGAGCTTGTGAAAATATATCATTAAGAGTTGCTGACAGTATACAGTTTGATTTATTAAGAGAAAGTTTAATAGACAGTATAAGTTTATACAATGTAAAAACATTAGAAGAAATACAAAATCTTCACTTATATGATTTTGGTATATATCTAGAGATTGAACCAGATGAAGAAGCTAAAGCATCACTAGAGCAAAATATACAAGTAGCTTTACAACAGCAGTCAATAAGTTTACCAGATGCTATAGAAATTAGAGAAATAAAAAACTTAAAACTAGCTAATAAGTTGTTAAAACTTAAACAAGAGCAAAAAGCTGAAAAAGATCAACAAAACAACTTAGCTAATATAAAAGCTCAAGCCGATGCAAATGCGCAAGCTTCTGAAAGAGCAGCTATGGCAGAAGTACAAAAGCAACAAGCGTTAGCTCAAACAACATTACAAATTGAGCAAGGAAAATCTCAATTTGAGTTACAAAGAATGCAGAGCGAAACTGAATTAAAAAAGCAATTAATAGAATTACAGTATGGGTTTGACAAAGAGTTAAAATCTATGGAAGTTCAAGGTATGAGAGAAAAAGAAGCTTTCATAGAAGATCGTAAAGATGAAAGAACTAAGATACAGGCAACTCAACAAAGTCAACTTATACAACAAAGACAGGATGGTACTTTACCAACCAATTTTGAAATGCCTAATAAATAGGCTAATTATTATATAATATCATATCATGGAAAACAAAGAAAACATATCACAGGAGGGTGACTTTAAAATAAAAAAGCGTCCTAAAAAGCTAAATAAAAAACCAAAAACTAACAAAATAGATTTATCAAAAACTCAAGAAAAAAAAGAAACTGAAGTAGCAAAAATAGATCTTAACAAAAACAAAGAAGATGCCATTCAAACACCCAGCACAAATGATAGCAATGCTATTGTCGAAGAAAAGAAAAACGAGACAAGTAGCAAAGAAGTGGTTGAAGAAGTACGGAGCACCGAAGAAGTAGTATCACCAATAGTAGAAGTAGAAGAAGAAGTTAAAGAAGAAGTCAAAGAAACTACTGAAGAACTTAAAGAAGCTATAAGAGATGAAAAAGTAATAGGTAAACCTTTACCAGAAAACATCGAAAAACTAGTTTCATTTATGGAAGATACAGGTGGAACAGTTGAAGACTACGTTAGATTAAACGCTGATTATTCATCAGCTGATGATGTTACTTTATTAAAAGAATTTTATAAACAATCTAAACCTCATTTAAATAACGAAGAAATTGAGTTTTTACTTAATGATGAGTTTTCGTATGATGACGAGGAAGATGATGAAAAAACTGTACGTAAGCGTAAGCTTGCAATAAAGGAAGAGGTTGCTAAAGCCAAAAACTTTTTAGAGCAAACAAAGAGTAAATATTATGACGAGATCAAGTTGAGACCCGGCACTACTCAAGAGCAACAAAAAGCTATGGACTTTTTCAATAGATACAATAGTGAGCAAGACAAGGTAAATAAGACTCGTGAAGATTTTATTGATAGATCAAACAAGTTTTTTAATGAAGATTTCAAAGGTTTTGATTTTAAATTAAAAGACAAAAATGTAAAATATCAAATTAGTAATCCAACTGAGTTAGCAAAAAATCAAAATGATATTGCAAATTTTCTT